TGAAGAACCTTTGTAACCAACGATTACGTCATCACTGACAGCGTAACCATTAACATAAACACGCATCGCAGAGTTCAATGTTCCAACGAACTTGGTGTTCGTTGGAGCTTCAAATGTACCTTCTGTTGTTCTTGCGAAAGCAGAAGTTGTTGCGCTCTGTAGCAGTGTTAGAACTGTTGGGGAAACAACGGCCCAATTACCAGCACCACGACGTGTTCTCTGTGCAATTAAGTTGCTGACACGATTGATCTGAACAGCTAAAGCCGCATGCTCGTCACCAACGAATGTAGCAGTACCAGAAACAGCAGATTGGTCATAGGTCAATGCGGCTGTACCGGCTAATGTGCTTAGAGAGTTTAAAACTTCTTGATCGATCTCAGCTGTAATCTCTTGTGCTAGAGCAGCCATGATTTCTGCTTCGATGTCAATGCCCTGTTGAGCTTGTGCATCTTGAGCAGCTTCAAACGTCCAACGAGCAGACAGTTTACGTGTCTTAGCTTCGACTGTTTGTTTCAAGATTTGGATGCTTAGTTTGTTACCAGCAACACCTTCTAGAGCGGCTGTAGCTGCTGCTCTATCAGTTGCTGAGCTACCTGAATAGCCTTGAGCAATCTTAAATGGGCTCAGTGCTTCTTCGCCTGCCGTTGTGCTAGTTCCTAACGGAGCTGGCGATGCAGTTGAATTAAATGTGTCAGAATAACGAACACGTAAAGTGTGAATCTGACCAACTGGGCCTGTCATTGGTTGTACACCAACTAGTTCATTAGCAATGACTGTTGGCATTACACGTCTGATCACAGGTAGGATCACACGATTTAGTGTTGCAACGTTACCGGCGGATGTAGCACCAGCTGTAGCACTTTCTGCTAGATACTTGCGAGTATTCTCTAGAGTAGTTGCCATAACTGTACGCTTGTTACCTTGTAGACCTTCTAATAGGGCCTCTTTGGTTTCCGACCAGCGTGACTCGAGTAGTTGTGACATTATAGTTCTCCTTAAACTTTCAGTCCCGCAAGCCTGCGGATGTCAAATATTTCAGCGGTTTTTTCTTCGCTGATTGGTTGTGCCTTCTTATCGCCTGTAATTTCTTTTGCCTCTGTGAGTGCTTTTTTCGCCGGTACTCCACCATCCATTACAGCTGGTAGATACTTGTCAAAAGCGCTGTGTAGTTTGTCAGTCTGAACCGATTCTAGCAATTCTTTCATTACTTCTCGCTTGTCGCCTGCTAACGGACTTAATAACTCGGACATAGTGTCTTTGCGTTTAGCCTGTTCACGGATAACAGCGATTTCAGATTCACGACTTTCAACTAGTTTTTCTTTTTCTGCTACGATTTTAGCAGCTTCTTCGAGCTCAGCTTCTTTCTGCTGAACCACTTTTAGTAGTTTAGCAGTTTCTGATTTCTCGTTGAGATGACTTGTAGCATATTCGCTAGCGAAACTTTCAAAGATTCTGCGACCAAAGTCATTTTTGCGAGCAGCTTCAATGTCTTCACGTAACTGAGTCATTTCAGAACGCAGTCCTTTTGCGACTGTTTCTTGTACGATCTTAGCGGAACGCTCGACGAACTCTTTCTTGACCTGTTCAAATTTGGCTTTGCTTTCGCGAACTAACTTAACCTTAGTTTCAGCCAAATCTTTCTTGTCGGTGTGAAATTCTGCGATTTCTTTCGCTAGAACATCCACAATAAAAGATTCTAGTTTAGCTACATTGCCTGCTACAGATTTACGATCTTCGTGTAGTTCTGCGATCTCTTTGCGGAGATTGTTAAGCACGAAAGATTCCATTGTTTTAGAATCGTCTTTCATTTTCTTAACATATTTGGCACGAGCTTCGATCAATCCTTGACGATCTTCGGCCAGCTCTCCTAGCTCTGCCTGTAGGCGATCAGCTAGCATTGCTTCAACGGCTTCGACCATTGCGGATTTATCATGCTCATACTTTTGTGCAAATTCTTCACGTAATTCTGCAGTGACTTGATCACGGTTTTCTTGAATACGACTTTGCCAAGCGGATTCAATTTCCGATTTTACTTCTTCGGAAATCACATTGTTTTCGAACAATTGTTTTACGATATCTAGCATGTGATTCTCCTACTGGTTATTTGAGTCCAGAGATAATTCTCTTGAGACTCTCTGCTAAGTATTTCTGTGCCTGTGGATCGCCTTTGATTTCTTGTGCTATTCTGTATGCCTGATAGCCACCTGTGTTGTTCATCAAGTGTTCATAAACTGGTGTTGGGTAAGCTCCCGGGGCGGAAGGTTGTGCTACTACGTCAACTGTGATAATCTCAAATCCCTGCACATTACCACTTCCATCAACTTCGCCAGAGCCTCTGCTTGATACACCCAACTTGACTCCCGACTCTAACATGGTCTGTACCAGCTGACCCATAGGGGTGGGGAGTATTTTAAGTTTTCCGTAGCCGTTTGGACCGTCCATCCACATTTTTGTTATCATGTGACTGACGCGGTCTAGGTTTATTTTCAAATCCTGTGGGTGATCAACTTCACCTAGCACAGAGTATCCGCCAGAGATCTGTTCGTTGAGCGTCTTGACAGCCCTATCAATTTCACGAGAAGAATAAACACGTTGGTTTGCATTGCGGATATCTCCTTGGATGCAAATCCCGTGTAAGTGCAGCGTCTTTTTACCGTCGCTGCCCTCGTCTCGCTCCAGAACAATCTTAGCCTGGTCAAAACTCAAATGTTCGCTAAGTGTATGTTTCACTTTCACGTCCTATTATCTACGACCACGGAAAAGGCTTTGCTTGTTGTCTGCAGATTCTGCAGATCCTTTCTTCTCAGCACCATGTCCTGGCTCTTTGGTAGAGAAAGCTCCACCTGCTTTGCCACCCGGAACATTGATGTTACCAGCGTTATCTTCTTTTGCTTTAATATCTGCTAGGCCTCCGTTGTTTTTTTCGGTGGCTTCTTTGCTTTGAGCGATATTAGCTGTTGTACCGCCCATATCGTTCTTCATGTTATCGATCGTGGATTTTTTGTTATCGGCCGATTCAGCAGAGCCTTTCTTTTCAGCGCCATGACCTGCTGGAACTTTTTCAACATATTCGCGGACGGTTTCTAGATCGAAATCATCTTTCATTTCATCTTCTGTGTCGCCTTCGCCACCGCCGCTCATAGCATCAAATTTTGCTTGTAGCTCGTCAACGATAGCGTCTAGGTCTTGGAAAAGCTCTTCTGGCTCTTTTTCTCCCATGTCTTCTTCGTCGGCGTCCATTTCGCCTTCTAGATCGTCTGTGGGATCTCCACCCATATCGCCCATTTCATCATCTGCTTCGATGGCGATATCTTCGAATTCTTCGTCTACTTGGTCTTCTTCTGCATCTTCGTCTCTCGCAGCTTCGTCCATTTCTTCGTCTTCATCTTCGTCTTCGTCTTCATCATCCATTTCTGCTTCGATGAGACCTTCATAGATTTCACGTGATTTAGCAACTACATATTCGTGAAATAGTTCTTCGGCTTTCGCTTGATCGTCGTTTACCAGATGCTCAAGCATCTGCTCTAGTGTTTGTTTATCGGCCATGTTATGATCTCCTTCGTGATGATTAGGCTGTTGATTTATTTAACTGTAAGATTACAAAACTATGTTAAATGGTAGTTTTTTGATTGATTTCGTTGGAATATATAGTTCCTTGGAATTTATTTTCAAAATCTTGAAAACTGATATGCTGTAGGTTAGGCAGATTTCTTAATTTATCGGGTATAAAAGATCCTGCTTCTGCGACTCTAAAAAAGTTTAATGTGCGATATTCTTTTATGGTTTTTTCTGTTTGATTTAACCAGTTGCCAAAGAAGGTAGCCGAATCAGAGCTTTTCTTATAGTTAAAGGTATCAGCATAGACATTGTTGAATTTTCCTTCCAACCCTTGGTAATCAAAGCCAAATATATAGATGTTTTTGTGTCCTTGAGTACAGGCAAACCATAATGCGGTAGGACCACTGCTCCAACCTTTATGAGGACTAAAGAAATTTATTCCGGTTTTCGTTGTAATTCCTTTGTTAGGGTTAGTCCATACTTGATGAGTTTTTTGATATTCTGCAGATATTATTTCATTAACCATTTTAACATCTACTGCTACTAAAAAATCTGGTTCAAATTCTCTATATAAGGCATTGCAACCTATGATAGTGCCGCGACCTCTAAGACCTTCTAGATTTAGGGTTAGTCTGCTTTTGCCGTTACCTAGTACAAACGCTGTATTATTCTGCTGGGGCTGCTTCTGCTGGGGGTTGGCCATACATCTGTCTTACAAATGACATTTCTGAATCTCGCTCCATCTCGTGTGCTTCGCTCTGCATGCGAAGCTGATTGATCTGACGTAGAGTGAGTTTTACTTTCCTAGTATCATCTCGTCTGATCACAGATTGATCTCGCTGTGCATCGT